CTCCACTACCCCTTCACAGTTTCCCACAAACTATTTAACAATTCACAATCACAAAAATTTCAATTTGTCAAGTAAAAATTCACAAAAATAATTTTGTATTTTTCTTGCAAAATGTGTTGACAAAAAATAATTAATATGATAATCTATATACAAAATAAATAACAAATCAATTTTGAAAGGTGGTTTTAATATGTATCTTAAATATTTTAAAGTTAACAGAATACGAAATGTAAATGCAGTTATCTATTATGATAAAAATGAAGAGGATAAAATATTTGAAGTAATTAGATTATTAATAAGAATGGGATGGATGACAAGTTTCTTTATTGATAATGGTATTATTTTTACAATGAAAGATGATAAAGAATACAAAGTGTTTAAAAAAGATTATTATAATGCTAAAAAAGTTGTTGAAGCATATGATAAATATTTTAAATAGGAGGATAATAATATGAAACTAATTAATGTAGATGAAGTAAAATTCCAAAAAGGTGTATTTGTAAACCCTAGAACAAACGAACCACTACCAATAATTCACAAAGTGGTAACTATTGAGCAGTTAAAATATTGGCAAGAAGAAATTAAAGCAATATCAATTGAAGAAATTAAATTATTACGTTATGTATTACATGATTATTATTTACAATGTGATACAGCAGAAGATTTATTAGAATTTATAGATGGTGCTTTACTTAACATAATAAAAAATCATGAAGAGGAGTAACAAAATATGAATAAAGAAAATACAGACGTTAAGAAAGTAAGAAATGATATTAGAAAATTAGCTAAATTAATTGCTAATAATCAATCTATTGATACAAATAAAGGTATTGCAAAAAATTTTATTAAGTTATCATATGAAAAGGGGGTAAAACAATGTCAAAAATAACATTTATAAAATTAGATTGGTCTAAATTTAATGATAATGCAATGCAAATTATTAATAATTTAGGTCTTGATAGTGCTTATAGTTGGTTTACTGACTGTGTTAATATTAAAGATATTAATGAAAAGGCAAATATGTTAGTCAATGAATATCCATATTTATTAGATTAGGGGGGGCTTATATGTTAAAGAATTGTTTAAATATAGCAAGAATATTTTGTGTATTTTGTGGGATTGTTGTTTTAGCGGGTGAACAAGCAGAAGGATATTCTTTTGCAAGCTTTATAGTAATTAAAATAGTATTATTATTTTTATGTTTTGCTTGTTATACATTAATTACAATTATAGAAAGGTGGTTAGATGATGAAATTTAAAGAATTAGTAAATTGTATTAGGTTTCCTTGTTATATGCTAATAAGATATTTAGAAGATGAAGAAGTTTATATAATCACAGATAATACAAGTGACGATTTTATAAAATATACATTTTCTAAAATAAATGATTTAGTTGATATTATTGGAGAATATGAAGTAAAGAATTTTAATAAAATCGATAATGATTGTTATAGTATATTATTAATAAAGAGGTAAAAATATATGGATAAAGGCTATTTAAGAAAAAATCAAAAGCACTTAAACTATGAGTGCTATCAATTAATTAATGAATTATCATTTGATGGATTTTACGAATATGTACAACATTGTAATAATTTAAATGATGTTAAATATTATGGTAAAAAATTATATCATGATATTATAAAAAGATAATTTACTATTGACAAATTGAAAAAAATATATTAATGTAGTATTAGATATTAATTATCTAATAAAATTATAGAAAGGAGAAAAAAACATGAAGTTAACAAAACAAGAGTTAATCAATAAGATTAATAATACTGTTACTGATGTAGATTTGGCTATTTCATTAATTGAAGATGTTTCCGACTCAATGGAAGAAACAAGTGTTGATGTTACAGAAGTAGAAGCACTAAAGTCTAAAGTAGATGAATTAACTTACCAATTAGACGACATGAAAGAAAGATATAAGGCACGTTTTTTAACATCAGAAGAAACAGAAGAGAACGAAACACCAACAGAAGAAAACGAAGAAACAGAAGAAGACGAAGTAGTAGATATTAAGGAAATTTAGTGAAAAGGAGAATAAAACAATGGCAAAAACAAATTTAAAAGTGAATAATGATACTGAGTTACTATCATATATTATTAATCAGTCACCAATATTAAAGAAAGAAATTGACTTACCAAAAAGGGATTCTAATTTAGGTGATTACGGAAGATTAATTTTTAATAATGAAAGATATAGAAATGATTTTTTAAATACAGTAAATATTATCGGTTTAACTGTATTTACTAGAAATAGATGGGATAACCCATGGGAGAATTTTACAAATAAAGGTCGCTTAAATTATGGCGATTCAATTCGTGAAACAATTCTTGATTTAGTAAAGTCACATAAATATGATGTCAATGACTCAGATTTAGCAAAAGACATTTTAGAAGAGGAAGAGCCTGCTTTTATGCAGTATATACACCATGTTAATTTTCAGCAGTATTATAAGACTACAACAGCTTTAAAGAATTGGCTAATGGCTTTTGACGAAGGTACAGTTATTGACTTAGTGGAAGAAACTGTAGCAATGTTATTGGAGTCATATAATTATGATAAGTACTTACTAGATAAGTATATGTTATGCAGAAGAATTGTAGAAGGTACTATAACAGTAAATACAATTGATACATCAAAAGAAATTAGGGAGCAAGTATCTAGTATGAAGTCGGTATCTAATAGAATGACTTTTAGAAGTCCATATTTTAATTATGCTGGTATTCGTAAGGCTAGCAAGTTTGATGAACAGTATCTAATTCTTAATACTGAATATGATGCAAGGGTGGATACCGAAGTATTAGCAACTTCATTCTTTAGAGATTCGGCAGATTTCAAAACACATCATGCTTTAATTGATTCATTTAAAGATACAGATACAGAACGATTATTAGATTTATTAGATAATGGAAGTGATACATTATTTACAGCTGATGAGTTAGCAGTACTTGAAAAGGTTGTTGCGGTAGTAATTGACAAAGATTTCTTCCAAGACTACGAATATAATATTAGTGCGGACGGTAAATTTAAAACAGAATTTTTTAATCCAGGTACATTAAATACTAATCATTATCTACATGTATGGGCAGTATTCAGCACTTCACCTTTTAGCAATGCGTGTGTTTTTGCTGAAATTGATTCATCAGATATTACAGTTACAGGTATTACAGTACAGGGTACTAGTGAATACACATTTGCGTCTAATGATAGATTAGACTTACAGCTTAACATATTAGTAGAAGGTAGTCCACTTGCGAATAAATCTTATACTATTAGTGTAGACGATACAACAGGACAGGTTAAGGCATATGATACAGGTAAGGTTTTAATTAGAGGTAAAGGCACAACAGGCACGGCAACTCTAACAATTACTTCTGTATTAAATCCAAGCGTTAGTACAACAGTAACTATCACTTTTAGATAAATTAAAAAAGTTTCACGTGAAACACTTAATTAAGAAAGTTTCACGTGAAACACTTTATTAAGAAAGGGGGCTAAGACTATTAGTAAAAAGTCTAAAATATCACAATTAAATAATTTCAATACTTTTCAAATGATTTTTAGAAATTTAAATACATTAGCTGAGAATGTTTTTTTGTATGGAGAGTTACCACCTTTAATAGATTTAAGTTATTTTAATAAAACATTAACTAATAAATGTGCTGTGGCTTTCTATTTTGAAGACGTATTAAATGAAGTAGTTGCTTTACCGTTTAAAGAAATTGGAAAGAAAGATATATATAATAGACCAACAACTATACAATGTTACGGAGATAATGGCTATCAATCTAGAATATTAAAACCGGGTGAATATGTTATCATGTGGGATAACAATTCTAAAATACCTTTGTATATTGATTTAGAACAGTATGCCGAACGCTTAGCACTTATACAGCGTGTTATTGATATTAATATCACACAGCAAAAGACGCCACGAATTATAAAGACACCACAAGAATTAAAGAAAACTTTAGAAATGTTAACAAATGATATAGATTCTAATGTTGAAACAATCTTATCATATGATAAAATTAATTTAATAGATGTAGAAACAATCTTGACACCTGCTCCATATGTAGCAGATAAGTTACGTGAAGAATATAACAACTTGTGGAGCGAAGCACTTAGAATTATAGGTATTACAAATCTTACAATCAATAAAAAAGAAAGAATGATTTCTGATGAAGTCCAATATATGCAAGGTGGTACAGTTGCAAGCCGTTTTAATCGTTACGAACCTAGAAAGAAGGCAATAGAAGAAATTAATAAAAAGTTTGGTCTTAATATGTCGGTTAAATTTTATGATGATTTTGAAAAAAAAGAAGAATATAACGAAGAGGAGGAAACCGAAAATGTTTTATAATTTTTTTAATAATAAAGCAGAAATGAAAACATTAAATTTATTAGATGTTTTGAAAATGTATGATTATAATGAAACACAAAATAAAACAAAAATAAGAGAACTTCCTAAAAGTTACCATTCTAAATTATTTGATTTTGAATATCCACTAACAAATAATTTAAATAAAGATGATTTTGAAATAAGAATAATTAATCACTTTTTATTACGACGTATAGGTTTTGAAACTATACAAGCTTTTCAAATTTATTTAGAAGATAAGTTAAATTCTATTATGCCTTTGTATAATCAAATGATTGATAATATCTATTATAATAGTAATATATTTAAGGAAATTACTGAGAATGAAAGCAAGACCGACAGCACAAATACTATTAATACTAGTGGTAACACAAATAGCACTTCTAATAATAGCGGAGTTAATGACTTACGTCATAGTGACACACCGCAAAATAATATTGCTGATGTAAGAAGCGGTCAGTATTTAACAGACTATGATTATAATACATCTACAGATTATACAAGTACTAAAAGTAATGCAACTAATGAAAGTGTTAATATTTCAGACATGCAAAACAATAATCAAACAGTTAAATACTTAACAGGTAAAGAAATTAAAGAGTTTTACAATGAATTAAATAATGTATATAATTTAATTTTTGACGAACTCGAACCACTATTTTTACAAATTATATAAGGGGGTGAAAAATATGTATCTTAAAAAAATTGTAATACCTACACTAAATAATTTTCCATTTATAGAAGCGGACTATGACGCTGTTACTTACTATGAATTAATTTGTGAAGTAGCTAGTACAGTTAATAATTATAGTGATATAATTAATAGTACTATTAAAAATATGGAGCAATTAAATACAAAAGTTAGTGAGTTAACTACAAAAGTTAATGAAATAAATAATATTATTGATGATTTTCAAACACACATTGAAGAAAAATTTAATCAACTTGCAGAAGAATTACGAACACAAGAAAGGGAAGATATTATAAGACTAGAACGTTTAATAAATAGTGAAGTTACTATATTAACTAATAAATTTGATTCATTTAAGGAAGAAGTATTATTATTAGTAAATAGTGCTAATCGTTATACAGATACTCAAATACATACGCTAGACATAAGATTAACTAATCGTATTAATGGTCTAGAAGAATTAATAAATAGTCTTGATATATCTAATAAATGTTATAATCCATTACACGGCGAAGAAACAACCATTGAACAGGCTATAAAAGATATATGGCAGAATATGAAGAAAGATACTTCTTATGATGGTAGCGGCAATATTATATATAAGCAAGGTGGTGTTAAAGCTTTGGATATATCAACTTATAATAAAACTATTAATGATATAGAAGAATATCAACCAACCATTTATCAAATGACTTTTGAAGGTGGGGAAACATTTAAACAAATGTAATAAAAGAAAGGAGTACTAAAATATGAATACTACAACTAATTTAGGTTTAACAACTTATTCAAATGTAAATACAGATATTTTTGACCCAATGGTCGTTGACGTTCCTAATATGCAAAAAATTGACCAATTCGCAGGTGATGTTAATTCAGATATTGAAGAATTAACAAATACAGTTAATTCAGCAGTGGAAACTGTAAGAGATATGGAAGATGATGTAGAAACATTACAAACCAATGTTAATAATAAACCTAATATTAATAATACTGATACAAGCGATAAAGATACTTATTCAAGTAGAAAGATACAAGAGTTAATAAATGAGTTAAATAATTTAATTAGTGCATTAACTAACCAATTAGCAAATAAACAGAACAATATAACAGGAGCCGCAACTACTATAACTACTAATAATTTACCTGTCGGCAGGGCTTTAGTATCTGATGCTAATGGAAAGATTGCAAGTTCTCAAACTTCTAGTACACAGCTTAATTACTTAAATTCAGTTACAAGCAATGTTCAGACGCAGTTAAATAATAAAGCTGACGCTGTAAGATTAAATTGGGAACATTTAATTGATTTATCTGTTTCAAATACATCAACACGTTATAGTAACGATAGATTAGCAACAGCAAAAGAAATAAAATTAATTGCACATACTGAAAATATTGTATATGATATTTTGACATTGCCTTATCATTTCTTTAGTGAAAATGAAGGTCGTATAATGGTAATAGAGTCGGGCGGTAATGGTGAATATATAACAATAGGTTGGGTTTCGGATTCAGCTTTTGATTATTATTCTGTTAATAATACAACATTATCTATTTATATTAGATAGTAACCATATTAAACTATTAATTATAAGGATAGAGAATTTTTCTCTATCCTTTATTTTTGTTTCACGTGAAACTTTTAGTTGACAATATTCAAAAACTAATTTAATATAATTAATGACAATTAAAAGAAAAGGAGTGATTTTATATGTTAGAAATTTTAGAGAAAATCAAAAATACTAATAAAAAGTTGTATGTAATTATTTGTTTAGTAATTATCGCATCTTATTTATTAGTAGACCCACCAAACAAAACTACACCAACAGAAGTACAGACGGAAGCACCAACAGAAGTACAGACGGAAGCACCAACAGAAGTACAGACGGAAGCACCAACAGAAGTACAGACGGAAGCACCTGTAGAGGTTCCAAAGTCTATAACTAAAGATGGGAAGTATATCTATGATGTATCTAGCTATCAAGCCGGTTTAGATTTGACTTCATTACCTAATTTAGGTGGTGTTATTATTCGTTGTGGTTGGGGCGATGATACAGAACATCAAGACGATACTTCATGGTATGATTTTGTTACACAATGTCAAGATAATAATATTCCATATGGTTTTTATCTTTTCAGTTATGCAATTGATGATTCTAACTCATTTGATTATCATTATAAGTCAGAAATTGAACACATGAGAAGATTTAATGATACTTTAAATCCTACTTTAGGTTGTTGGCTTGATATTGAGAATGAAGACAATTATAAGCGTGCAAACGGTTGGGAAGATTCAGCACACAGCGAACAGCTAAACACTTATATTAATGAGTGGTTAAATACTTTTGATGGTGGTGTTTATTGTGATAGGTGGCACACTTCATTTTTAAATGTACCACGTAATAAGTTATGGTTAGCTACATTAGATGGTACTATAATTGATGATTGTGTAATGTGTCAGTTTACATCTGACCCACTAGATACTTCAATTAAATCTGATTATTTTGGATAAAACAAAAGGATAGAGAGTTTTCTCTATCCTTTATTTTTATGTTTCACGTGAAACACTAAAACCATATATTATAATTTATGTATTTATTTACTAGTCCTTTTTTCTTTCTTGTTGTAGGTGGTGTTGGTGGTGTAGGTGGTGTTGGTGGACTACCTGTTAAGACTTCATAACAATAACTAGCTGTATCATATCTAATTTGAAAATCTTCTTTTTGTTGTTCCGGTGTGCCATAATTTACAACTGCGTTTCCTTCGTAATTGTATAAAAACGCCATTGTACCATCATATAAGTTATCTACTGTTTTAAAATTATTAAAATCTTCAAATCTAGATAAATCATACCATGTGTTTCTATCTGCTCTATTGTGCCACTTACCCATTCCATCATTGATTAATACATCACATTGGCATTGACCATCTTCGGGGCTTGCACCTGCTGTTATACTTGACGTTGATAAATTAGCATAGTTTGTAAATCCATTTATATAATCTTCTGCGGGTGTAAACTGTACTAGTCCGTAACCCGCATTATAATTAACTGTGTCAGATTGCCAACGCCACGGATTGAAAGCACTTTCGTGTGCAATATTTCCTAAAGCACCGGCTATTGCATATACTGACCATTCGCCTATTAAAGCATCTCTAATCATTAACATATTATCTATAGCTTCTTGGCTCTCATATTCATAACCACCAAATGGTTTAGCGTGCCACATATAAACACCCCCTTATCTTAAACTATTTAAACTAACTAAATCACGTCTATTTAATTCATTTATTGAGTGCCATATTCTTAGACCATTATTAGCTACTCTATTAATTGTATCTATTGCAATGTTTGGACAACCTCTTCCGTTATCTTTACGTCTAAATAATTCTCCAACGGTTTCAACATAATCAAACCTTATTCTACTAGGTCTAAAGTATGAAACTTTATTGATTGCATAACCATAAGCGTTAAAATAATTATCTATTAAACTAGCCCTTCTTGCATCTATTGTTTGTATCATTGTGACAAAACCAAACTTGTTATTAGTTACGTCAACACCTAAGTCGCCCCCTCTATGTATGGTATGTGGTAACATTTTAGCACTTTCGTTATCTGCTTTAATTTTTTCAGCTGACATCATTGAATTAACACCCATGCTAATAGCTGTAGTACCTGCCACAGCTAGACCAACACCACCAGTCATAGCACCTATTGCAAGGGTGCCAGCTGTACCGGCTACATTAGCTACTATTTGTTCTTTTGCTAAATCCATTGTTGGCTTATTTCTAGCAAGCCACGCCCTATAGTTATCACTAGACCATATTACTTGCGGGAAGCCTGTTAGAACCATTCTATTTAATTTATCATCATTGTAAGATAATCTATCATAGTTAGTTAATGTGTATACCATTTGACTAATAGGCTGTACAATTTCATCAATATGAAATGCAATTTCATTGTTTTGGCATTTTTCCGGCTTTATCTCGATTGTATCTCCACTAGAGGAAATAGCTAAACCCCTAACATATGGATAATTAAATAATTTTTTGTTTTTAGGTCTATAACCATCTATTGTATTAGGAAATGATAAAGCGTTTTCTTGCCTTACGTGTTCCCCATTATCTCCGCATTCGCTAGGATATTGAAAAACGTCAATTACATTATCAATATAACCATTTTTATTAAATAAGTACAATGCTACCATTAATTCACCATAGTTAGAACCACCATGAAATTTAGCCATTGATAAAACATTATCTTTTAATTCTGCGTTAACTTGTCCACCATCTGAATTGGTAGCACTTGTATAACCATATTTCCAACTTTCGACATAATTCCTAAATACAAAATTAGGGTTAGTTACATAGTCGCCCCCGTTGATTGGTTCATCTTCTAAGTATTTGTACATTGTATCATCACTAGTTGTCATTCTCTTAATAAAGGTATCTTGATAATCTAGTGATACACAATAGCTAGTAAATAAATCTATTGAGAATTTAATATTAGTTACATCTTCAGCTACAAACTCTAAATCATCTATGAAAGCAAAAAGTATGTATTGTGTACCGCTATTATTAATCATTGCTATATAATTAATATCTATTAACTCCGATATACTTCTATGCACTTTAAATTCTCCATTAGTAGTATTAGTTTTAATTACTGAAATATCATTGTCAGTAAATCTAATATAAGGATTTAAAGTATTTAAGTCGATATTATCGCATACGTTAGAATAATCTCGACTAAGGTTAATATTAGCATAGTATCTAACTTGTGTTGTTATTCGTGCCATATTTGTAAATCTCCTTTCTTATGGTTTTATAGTAAAATTAATTAACTGTTTAAAAGTTGTACCACATAAGTGCGAACAATAAAAAGTATTAGATTCTCTAAAACTAGCCAAAATCTCATTAACTCTTTTATTTTTACTTTCAAAATTATAGATATTCCCTTGATAGTAAATGCTAGGATTTATAATATCGCCTATGACAATTGTATTATCCTTGACTTCTGAATATTTAGGGTAAATAAAGAAGAAATAATCATTGTCATAATTTAAATATTCACACATAAATCTTTCATTTTTAAAAGCAAATACAAATCTAAATATTAATTTACAATCTTTATAATTATAAGGTAGTAACGGTTGTATATCAACTTCATAATCACCACTATCAATCATATTAGAAGAGATAGCACCTTGGAATGCCCCCGCATCACTAGAACAATATTCCATAGCTATTGATTTATATTGTGGTCTTCCGAATATATCTTTACCTACATAAATATTTTTTGTTTTTATATCTCCTTGTTTTAAACTTAAAAAATCTTTTCTAATTTTCCACCCGTCTAAATATGGATTGTATTGTGTCATTGTATTTCCTATTAACCATACTTTAACTTCTTTACGACCTCTATCAACTGTACTATATACGGATTCTAATTTCTGTGCTTCATTGGTTAAATATAATCGTTTAGTGATAAATTCTTCAAATATAATATTGTCAACATCTAGATAACTACCACTCTTATAATTTTCTTCATGTATTAAAGTCCATATATAACCAATATAATCGCCACGTCTTATTTTAAAGTTATCATCTATGTTAGCAAGATAAAATTTATTTGCATAAGCTGTAATACAATTATATTTACCATTAGTTAATTTTTTAATATCAAAATCGTTAAAATAAGTAGTAACTAAATCTCTTTTAATTTCATTTGCTGTTCGTCTTAAATAAATAAAACGTTTCCCATTTTTTAAATAATTATCTAGTACCATATCTTTAACTTGATAACTTTTTCCGTTACTTCTCTTACCATGTATTAAGTTATAAGTACAATTTTTATTTTTAATATTCGTTATATCATAACGTTTTATTTCTTTAATTATTAACACCTCCTTTATACTTTATAAACAAATTGATTGTTACTTAAATAATTGTTACTATTAATTAATTTATAAAATTGTCTATCTGATGATGTAACTAGAGATTCATAATTGTCTTCTTTTCCTAATACGTAAGTTGTAGGCACTAAACCTATACTAGATTTATCAGTTACTTTGTAAAAGTTTCCTTGATAATCTCTTATTGTTACACTAGGTTGATTGTCTATATATGCTAACATTAATTTATTAGTAAACTTATATTGAAAAACATAACCATCTTTAAATTCTTCTAGGCTTTTTAATTGCTTACAAGCTTTTTTAGGAACACCAGCAACAGTTATACCAATTTTTATATTTTCTTTCTTATCCTTATATTTATAAGCATATTTTTTAGCACCTTGCGTAATAAATTCAATGTATGAACCATCTTTATCAAAAAGACCTAAACAGTGTTTTATTCCATAAATATCTTTAGGCATATATTTATTAATATCTAAATTTAAGTCTTTACAAACTTTTTTAATCTTTTTAATAACGTTTCTATTGTAATTTATTATAACACTTTTATCATAGTTAGGTAATAATTTTATAGAGTCAGTATCACAATAAACTACATATTTATCTAGTGCAATAATATTTTGTATTAAATTACGTCTTGCGTAAGCGGTCACCCATGTACCATAGGAGAACGACAAGAACCCACCTTCTTTTTCTTTTGTAAGAATTTCTGATATTTCATCGTTGGTCAAATCTCTTTCCGGTAACCAATCTAAAGTATTATCATATTCTACCATAGCTTTTACTATATTGGTGACTGTCATTCCATATATTGAATTAAACTTCCCTTTTTCTAATTGATATTCTATTTGCTTAGATTCTACATTTTTATATGCTGTTTTATTAACATATTTTTCAAGTATAAATTCAATTAATTGTTTTGGTAAATAGTTATAATTACTATAGTAACTTTCTAAAATTTCATAACTAAAATCATTACGTTCATTATAACAATCAACTAAATATTTAACGTCTACATCTGTTAATATAAAAGTACCTTCATCAAATGAAATTAAACGACCATTGTCAACTTTAGCATTTTTTAAACTATCTTTAACCGCTTTACTATAACTTAAAAAATTATTTAAATACTTAGATTTAGCATTTTTAAATTTTATTACTAATATATATGCAAAACCCTTTATCATATCATCTAAAGTATCTATATTGCATTTTCTAAATTCAGTACTTGGAAATTTTTCTACACACATAACATAAGGATAACTACTAGTAAAATCATAACTTACAATATCTTTTAATATTTCATCTGTATATAAATAATTAGCATGTGTATAACCCCCAGCAAAAGCCATAGTTAATAGATTAAATACGTAAGGATTTGTATTAATTGATTTACGTACTTTATTAGTATAACACTTATTATATAGCAACCTATTTTTTAATTCTTTTCTAACATGCCCAGTATTAGTTAGTGGTATATTATTTAAATGCTTATAAGTTTGTAACTCAAATAAAATATAATAGTAAACTACAATGCAATCATACTCACAATATTTTAATTCTTTCTTACTTAGCTTAGTAATACTAGAACGAATTTTATTATAATCAAGAAAGCCAACTTGTTTTTTAACCGGTAATTGATACACTTCTGCTAAATATTCTAATGAACAATTACTTAGCATTAATGTGCATCTAAATTCGATATTATAATCACTTGCAACCGCTGACATTACTTTATGCGTTTTTCTTGCTAATACTTTACTAAAATTCAGTATAGATTTTAAAAACTGAAATTCATATGACAAATTATGTACATATACATATTTTTTAACAAAAATTCTTTGTTCTAACATATCTAAAAACTCTATAAATTCTTCCCATGTTCGCCCAAAAAAAACTGTATCATTAACACCAAACTGCCATATATACATAGTAGAACCAATTTGAATATTATCTAATAAATCTTGTTCTTTAAATTTTAAATACTTTTTAGCAGGATAAACTTTTAGTGTTTGAGTATTCCACAAATAAGTAGTTGTTTCAATGTCAAATGTGTAAATATTTATACTAAATTTTTCTTTTTTACCATCAAGGGATTTATCTATATTAAAATTTTTAAAATTTTTATAGTATAGCATATTAAACCCCCTATTAATTTATTTCTTCTTTAATACTTGATTATAAAAATCTTCTAAAGCATATACTAAATCACTATTTGCGGTTGTATCATAATATTTTTTAACAATTTGTTTAAAATCTTCTAAAGTATTCTTCTCTTGTACTTTATATTGATTAACAAACTTCCATAAATCGCTTGGCTCGATTATTTCATATATAGAACCCTCTTCGGTTAATAATTCTTGTAGTGCTTCCGCTTCATCTGTTGTCAAGTCGTACTCATCAAGTAACATATCATTTAAACGTTGTTCATTTTCTTTTATATTGCTAACTTTAGAATAGTAATTATTTAAATATTTATTTAGAAGTCTTTCTACATTATCTAAATCTAATTGACTTAAATTTTGATAAAATCTTGTATCAAGTCTTACTCTGTTAGATTTTGTTAACATATTTAATTTTTCAGCATGTGGAACCCATTCTTTAGTAGCATATGAGTCTTTTCGACCGGTATACTTTTCAATAGCTTTCATTCTGCTATTTACTGTTCTTGCTTTACTCTGTACTTGCCTTATTTGTCTATTTCTTATTTGTTGTGGTGTATCTGCCACTTCGATTAGTTTCCCTTTTTTCCAAACAATAGCCATGATTTAGTACTCCTTTATAAAATTATGTTTCACGTGAAACTTTTATATATTTGTTTCACGTGAAACTTTACAAAATACTAGCCTAATAAATCTTCTACTTGCTTTAAAATGTCATGTGTTTCTTCGTCTAATAAAGGTACATAAGCATGATTATAATATTTGCCATTAGTTGCTTTATAGTTTGGAAATGCTACAAAATCACCATTTTTACCTTCAATAACTTTACAACCATAAATATTAATTGCATTATTAATTAATAAATCAAAATAAACTACTTTCTTAAATTCCTTAGCTCTTGTTACCTTAAATGTTAAATTATTAGTATTTTCGTTATTTGTTCTTTTCATAGTCTTTTACTCCTTTAAATTATTATTTTTTAATCTTTTCAATTTCTGAATCTTTATGTATTAAATACATGTTTCCTTTTCTAATGTGTTCAAGACGGTGTTCTCTTAACATACGAGCAACCAAAGAATATTTTAAATTATGTAAATCACAATATTCTTGAATTGTCAAATAATCATTAATTTCAATTAACATTTTTAAATCCTCCTTTCTATTAATTTTTGTATATATAGATTATCATATTAATTATTTTTTGTCAACACATTTTGCAAGAAAAATACAAAATTATTTTTGTGAATTTTTACTTGACAAATTGAAATTTTTGTGATTGTGAATTGTTAAATAGTTTGTGGGAAACTGTGAAGGGGTAGTGGAG